AAGGACTTGGCTGTACCTATCGGTTGAATAACCGTAGAATGCAGCGTAGCGCCAGTAAGGTGCTACTCCCTCAAGCCGTTCGGTCCATGTTGGATTGCTGAATTTATAATTACCATTCAGACGATCCGCAGTGGCACCAGGCCCATGGGACGGGTGCAGATCAAATGTCGAAACCTTACGGTTAACGGCACTTAACTGTACACTGAAGAGGAGATTAGCAAGCCGTTTAAACTCCTGCAAAGCAGAAGGGTTAACAGCTTTCTCCCATTCACCTACTTCAACATCAGACTGAACGAACTTGTTAAAAGCTAACTGTACCCGATTAGGAGTACAATCAAGTTCAATCTTCTTAAACAGCAAGGTAAGCTGCCTAATAGATCGAATAGCTTCAATATTAGGTTCATCCAGCAGGACACCGCTAGCGCGGTCGAAGATGAGGTCTATGAAATCCCCAAATAAAACGGGGGTCGCATGCCTGCACCTGAAACCAGGGAACAGGTCGGGACTCGCTACGCCAACGGCTAAGGCTTTTTCAAGCCCTGCGCCATAACGTGGCAGGGTCAGAGTAAAGAACTCTGGCCCCTCACCTTCAAACCGACGCGTGATGGTTTCAATATCACGCGTGGTATTTGCTGAGCAGAACCCTCCGACATCGTCGAGGATTCGGTGGAAGAGTGTTACAAGGCTTTTCATGTTCTCTCCTTACACAAGGGGATGACATCCAAGCCTACGCCGAATTAACGACATCTGGCACATAATCCCACATTACTGAAGTCGAAGGAGGCTTAAGAGCGTTAGCTCTCGAGCCCAAGAACCTTCTTGAGGTTGGCGTTGGTCGAGGCAGTGCCCCAACCAAACGCGCCACTCACGAGCTCAAGGAGCTCAGCTTCAGTAAAGCCAACACCCGGACGGTCGATAGAAATGTTTACCACTGCACCAATCTCCGACTTAGTGTCGGTAAGGACATCAGTGGAAACCTTCCGTCGACTCACACGGATGAGGCTACGACGGCGACCCTTAGCCACTTGATGAGTGACTGTCAGGTCTGAGGTGCCATCAGCAGCTCCATAAGTAGCGGAGCTTTCGCCCGTGCGAACACGAGGCATGCTGACGGCGGTACCGATCGTAACCGACTGGGGATCTGCAAGTGCCATGGGTAGGCCCTCTTCCTG